CGGCAGCAGATTTTTGAGCAGAACCACCGCCGAATGTATCGGTAGTGCCGTCCGCATTTTGGCGTGTGATTTTAGTCGGTACTTGAGCAGTTTTAATGTTCAGGCTTTGACCGATTGCGCCGTTGTTTGCGCCTGCTACGTCCCAATATGCTTGCAAGCCTAAAGCCACGCAGATTACAGACAAGGTGCTACCGCTGATTTTACCCATCGCGTCAGTAGAAACGGCAGCGGTCGGGGTAGGTGTAACGCCTGATTTCAGGCTGGTGTTACCGCCCAGCAAAATCATTTCTTCGGCAATCATAGTGGCCTGCAAGGTTTGGGCAACCGCCAACGCTTTCACGTCCTCAAAACCACGCGCAGCATAGTCGGCTTCAAAGGAAACTTGGTTTTCCAAGCCGATAGCGCGGAATTGGGCGTTACGTTCTACCATTTCATGGTTAATGACGCCACCGCGTTTACCTTCGCTGATACCGGCGCGTTGATTACCAACATTGATATTCGTGATAGCTTTCCAGTTTGAACCGATAGTGCGGCCGCCACCCACGCGTGGGATACGGTTACGCAACGGTGTCAATACCGGATAGAGTTTTTGAGACGGCGCGGAAAGGTCATAGGTTTGCAAACCAGTGGTAAAGCTGGTCGGCTGAGTAAAACCTTTGTTCAACGGCTCCCCGTTTGCTTGTGCTGACTTCATCAGCTCAATTGTTTCTTGTGTGAGTTGATTCACGTTCATTTATCGCTCCTGATAATAAAAAAACCGCCTGTAAGCGGTGTTACAGACGGCCTGTTTGTTTTGCTTTGATGAGTGTCGCCACGTCATCAAGCGAACCGTCATTCTTCACAATCGGCTCAAAACCATTTAAAGGGTCTTCGCCGTTATCTTCTGCCTTGCTGATAGCTTTAGTGCTACCTTTCGGCGGCGCTGCCTGTTTCTTCAGGCTTTCAATTTCCGCCTGCGCTTTAGCAAGGGCGTCATTCGATTTCTTCAGCGCGTCTTGTGCTTTTGCCAGTTCGTCCACTGATTCGGCTTTGGCAAGGTCGTCTGATTTGTCGGCTTTAGCTGCCAGACCATCAACCAACTTATCGGCTTCACTTACCGTCAACGCTTTCAGCGATTCGGCAAGGCTGGCTGCTGATTCTTTAATTTGCGCGACAACGTCTTCGTCCGTGCCGTCGTAACCAGCATCATGAATCAGCCATTTCAGCGACACCAACACATCAGCCAATGATTTGACTTGCCACATCGATTTGGCGACCGGCTCGCCTTTCGGCTTCTCAGCTTTTGCCAATACCGCTTTCAAGACGGCGATTTCAGATTCAGACAAATTCACGCTTGCCGATTTCTCGGTTTCATCTTCTTTGTCGTCTTTCTTGCCATCCGCCTTGTCATCTGACTTTTCGGCATCATCGGCAGGCGTTTCATCGGCTTTGTCGGCTGTCTTGTCGTCTTCGTCCTTATCCGCCTCTTCCTCGGCTTTCGGTTTGTCTGCCTTGTAGCAGGTAAACACCGCATCAGGATTTGCAGGGCGGTCAACAAGGCTGATTTCTGTCAGCTTTAAGCCCGTAATTTGCGACTTATTCAATTCATCGCGGGCGGTAACACTGCCACCGATTGAAAAGCCTTTGTAAACGCCTGTTTTAACTTTCGTCACTGCAACAGGGTCAACGATATGAGCACCAAAGAATGTGCGCCCATCGTCTTCTACATTAATCTCAATAGCCGTCCCCGCCGCGTTTGAGCCGTGCATTTCACGCACCGCGCCAAACTTCATGTAATCAGGAATAGCCGCTTTCATTGCTTCTGCCGCGATAATTTCGCCGTCCGAATCGACCGCTTCACTTGAGGCATACCCCCAAACTTTGACAGTGCCGTCGTCCTGCGCCTCCATCTTGGCAATTTCCGCGTATAACTTCGCCATTCGTTGCTCCAAAAAAAGCCACCCCACGAAGAGGCGGCAAACACACTCACTTTACCCAAAGGAATCAAGATTTAGACATATCCTCTGCCAAAACAGGGATAACCGTACATCTGCAATTTGGGTGACCCGGAATCGTCAGCGAACCATGCGCAAAATGCTCATGCAGTCCAATAAAGCCCATATCCCCATTGGTATTGCAAATTTCTGACACTTTATCGTCTTCAGCGGTCAGCCACTGCTTACCGGTAACAAGTCCGGTCTCTTCCCAGCCAATCAGGTTACCCATACCGTCCGCCATCGCCGTCTCAGTTCGGGCAATAGTTCGGGCGCGGGCATTGCTGAAAGCGTGAGATTCTTTCAGACGGCCTGCCAATTCCTGCACACTGTCGCCGTTTCGCATGGCTTCAACCACTTGGGCGCGTATCATTTCGCGCGTCCCTTCGGTGATTTGCCATTCGGCGGCAGGATTTTGGATAAGCTCGCCGCCCACCCACTTCATGCCGACCATTTCGGCGGCACGGTCATACGCCCATTTGACAGCACGGCTGCGAATATTCGTAACCATACCGGCAGCAGGGTCAGGCATGACATGCAACAAGGCGGCAACCGCCCCATCTTCCGCCGCTCGCCTGATTATCGGCTCAACCACATCAGACAAGCCCGACCACCCGCCAAAGTCCAAACCGTCGGTAACGATTTTCGCTACCCGATTTAGTTCGGCGGTCAGGTCATCAGCCTGCCAGTTAACAGCAGCACCACTAATCAGCGCGGCAATCTGTTCAGCTAAGCCGTCAACACGCGTCAGCAAATAAGCCTCAATAAGCGCGGCGGCTTCTTCCTCGCTCATCGGGCTTTCCGACTTTCCCAGCTTTTCAGCCTCTTGATTCGGCTGTTCTTCAGGCTGTTGGCCGTCTTGCTGATTCGGATCGGGATTATCCTGCTCCGGTAACGGCTCCTTGCCCAGTTCGGCGCGGATTTCATCAGCGGTCAAGATACCAGCGTTTTTGTATATAGCGTAGATTTCTGCCTGTTCTTTCGGATTGAGCGTTTCCTCTTCCTGCCAGACAAACTCATAAGCCGCCATATCCATGTATCGGGCAAGTACGTCATCAATCAGGGCTTTTACCCAGTTCTTCAGACTACTCATGCCGTCTGAAAGCGATTGCTCACGGCTCGTCTCTGCCACGCTACGGTTTACCTGTGCTACGAACGGCGTAGGCTCAACGCTAAATGCAAAGCAGACGACACGCGCCAGCCATTCGTCGTAAACGTCTTTAAGCGGCGGCTGCTTCGTTTCTTTGAAGTTTCTAGCCAACTCGCCCGGCACGAAACGCATTTTGCGCCGTTCTGCCGTCTCGCCCGATAACAACAAATCCCAGTATTCTTGGAATCGTTTAATATCATCAGCCGACCACGTTTCAGGCACGCCGACCAAAGCATCAGGCACACTGCCTGCTGTGTAATACTCAAGCGCGTGAAGCTGCCGCTTTAGGGCAATATTAACGGTCATGATGATTTGCTCAACAGGCGAATAACCGTAAACCTTGTAGCTTCGGTTATTGCGTGAGCGGTAAATCAATTCGTCCGCCGTGTAGTCAACCGCCGCCATGCCATGCAAGATTTGCTGATAAGCTGTATCAGGCGGTAATGGCTGACGGCCTGTGTTGTCCAAAACGCGCTTAATCGTCGCACCGTCCATCACTTCAAGGGCGTACAAGTCGCCGCCCAGTGTTTTGCGTGGATAGATACAAGGCGCATCAATGACAAACAGGTCTTCCAGCAATATACGCAGCCAGTCAGCCCATGTATGCTCCTTGTCAGGCGACTGAAAGAACGCAATGGCTTCATCAACCTTTCTATCCTTGCGCTGTGATTCATTGTTTGCTGTTGATTCAACATCGCGCTTCTGAATCGTCCACTTCAGGCTTTCCATTTGGTCTTTGCGCTTCTCGATAACCAAACGCAACACATCGTAGTTATCGGCAAGGGCGCGTAATTGCGTGAAGCCTATTGCCTCACGTTCACGCGGCTTAGAATGCCCAACATTGTAGAATGGCTCATAATCGAACCGCCGACCCTCTGCCTGCTGTGCGACAGGGGCTAAAGGCTCGCCCGCGTCAAACCACCCGTCCGCGTTGCCGGTAAAGGCGTAACGGACACCAGCGGCCACACGGGAAATAAAACCTTGTGATAATGGTGTCTTTTTACTCATTTGTTTGCCTCAACCTGCGCTCGCAGGTAATCAATCATGCCCGTTCGGGTATCCAGTAACTCACCAAACGCACGGCTCAAGCAGTCGATTTGGTCGTCATGCTGCCCGTTCGGAAACATCCGCATTTCTGAAATCAGCGCGTCTGTGTCCCATGTACCATCATCTAACAACATCACATTACCGATGTTGACTTGAGCGGCGAACGGCTCGGCTCGCGTAACCTTGTCGCCCGATTCAGGACTGGCGGATACAGAAAAACCCGCCAATTGACGGGTTAAATATAAAGTTTGCGATTTACCAGCCTGCCCGGGGTCTTGAGGGATGGATATTTTAGTTTTCACGCCGTCTTTTTGCGCCGTGTTCTTCAAAATCCTATCTCGCTCGTCAGCGCCATACTGACCGCGCACGATATTAGCGATGATGTACCGCCCGTCTTCTGTTACGCCAAGCCTGCCGCCTGCCGTGTAGTCGCCGTCGTTCGCAGTGGACGCTAAGTCCCACGCGCGAACCCATCTGATATTTCCAGCGGGCAAGGCTTTCACAAATTGCAGGTTGTCAGGCTTAAACGTGCCACCATCA